CCTCGAGCTTGCTCGCAATCATTTCTTCCATTAGCTATTAGTCGCCACAAATGCATCATACCAAGCTTCAACCATAGCTGTAACTTGATCATTTGTCATGTTGTCCTCTGAAATCTCACCATCATCACCCATAACTTTCATTGGCTCAGCAGCATGCATACCAAGTACACGTGTTACCATTTCAGCTTTTGTAAGCTCTTCAATTGTATCTGGAACCCAATACTCACGATCAGCTTCAGCCTTTACCCAACCCACATATGTGTGATCGGCTGGATTATGCCAATGGCCACGATCTTCTACATAGCCTGGGATTACATTTTTTCCTGTTTCAGAAATCTGAAACTTATATTCGATTACTGGCATTATTCTTCTCCTGTTGAATTACCTAGTAGCGCTACTTTTTTGTCCATCGTAATTGAACCAATATACTCATTTTTAAATCCTTGAAGATCCATTCTTACTTCATCAACTTTGTGTCGATTAGCAAGCTCTTCTACGATTTCATCAACAAAAGTATAAAGACCTGAAACATCCCACGAATCTTGTTCAGCTTCGCTCTTTACATAATTCCTCAAAACGTTTTGCATCTTTGTTGGATTAATACCAATCTGCTCAAGATACTCTTGCTCTCCTTTAGTAATAGAACCACTTTGTCTAATATCACGAATACACTGCACAATACTTCTCTTCATATGTGACTGTGTTTCTTCAGCTTCAACATCCTCTTCACTAAAGTCAGAAACTTTTTCTTTTAACTGTTCATACAATTCATTAAGTGCCAATAGATCTTTCATAGCACCTTCAATAGCTGTTGAACTCTCTGCAAGTCCTTCTTGAAGTTGAGCCAGCTTTACTTTTAGATCTACTTCTCTCCAATATTCTAAGAGTTCAGGTTTTGATAACTCTTCTTCAATCTTTTTAATCTTAATTTCATTTTGTACATGTTTCCATTTGGCTTCATTAAGTGCGCCTTTCTTACGAGAGATCTCAGCTGAGATCTGTCTCATATTTTTCATAGGCGACAACCAACTTAAATTCAAATGTCTCCACATCCATTGTGTATGACTATGATTCCAAATAGATTGTAATTCATTAGTATTCTGAATAGCCAAATCGACTTTCTCAGAATTTTCCTTAAAGGTTAAACCTCCAAAACTTTCTTTAGTAGCTAATGATCCCTTACCAAAGACATCACTCATTGATACACTAAAGCCACTAATATCGCGAGTGATATCTAAATCAGTACGAAGCTGTTCAAACACTGCGACTTCTGTCGATTTCTTTTCTTTTTCACTTTTCTTCGACATAATATCTCCTATGCTTTATTTATATAAAAAATTATTTAAACCGATTGGATCCATGAACCCAAACAACAATAACCCATCTTTCTCCTTTAGTTACTGGAGAAACGCGATGTAGTAAATAACTGGGGAAGAAGGTAATAGAACCTTGTTCATCAACAGCTTTCATTTCATTTCCATTATTATTAATCTCTAAATTTCCACCCTCGTACACATCACGTTCTGTAAGTGGAATTGATAGAGAAATCTTTCTTGTAGCAGCATTGCCTTCACCGCAATCAATATGCCAATCATAATGACCATTCTCAGTAGACTTGTAATGCAAGAGCTGTAAAGAATGAGTAATACCTAATAGATCAAATTTATAATATTCTGAATTAGCGACACCTACAGCAGTAGCAATCTTGTCGAAGATCCACCGCGTTTCATCTGTTAGCTCAATATGGTAAGTATCAACAGATCTAACTTTAGGATCATAGGTTCCACCGTCTTCGCCTGTACCTACAGTTGACTTTACTGGATACAACTTTTTATTTTGATCTAAAATCTTTTGACATTCAGCTGGACTAAATGTGTGCTCAGGTTTAAATCCACTATGATATGTTGCAGCACCTGGGAAAATATCGTCACACGTACGAATCATAACGCCGTCATTAATAACGGATGATGTCATCTCTGGTTTAATAGTAGCAACTTGCTTTTTAGGCTGATCTACCTTTACTGGTTTATCTTCGAACTTACGTAATGTGCTTTCTTTCTTGTCTACGCCAAGTTTTGTGCGCCCATCATAAGCATGATCTGCATGTGGACCATTAGCATCTACGTAATGTAAGAATACTTGTACTTGCCATTTACCTTTATATTCAGGTCTCCAATGATTTAACTCATTGCCATGATACATGACAAGATCACCAATATTAATATCAATTGGTGTACCCACGATGTCATCATCATCTTTGCCGAAGTAAATAGGCCAAATACCAGAACCAGGATCGAATCCGAGAGTCATTGTACCTGAGATTTCGCACGATGGCCTGTCTTTATGCTTTACTAGTGTTTCACCTGGTGCATAAATTCTAGCGTATGTGTATGCTGGTAGAAGCTCAATACCTAATTGCTTAGATAGCGGACCTGCCAGAGTTTCCAATAGAGTATCAAATACTGGATCTCCGTATACACTATCTGATAATGGACATTGAGGATCTTTTGTTAATTTGCCGGCATCTTGTAAACCATACATATGGGTCGTAAGTGCTTTGCAATCCTCACGTGATACTACATTCGAAAGATAGATATATTTTTGTTCTTTAAAGTGTTCTGCTGCGCTCATGATAAAACCTCTGGATAAAATGCTTTATAAAACCATTCGTAGTTATCTATAACTCTGTTATGAAAGTCATTTGATAGTACACGCTTAGGTTCAGACCAAGGAACCATTTGCTGTTTGACTCGGTGATCTGTTTTTTCAAAAAAGTATGCATTGTCGTGTTCATACATTTCTGATTGTTGAATATTTTCGAGATCGTGGAAGTAAGAATCTATACCAAGAACCTCGTATATGCGATTAATCATAAAGATTGGCTCTTTAAGAAAATCTTCGTATCGTACAAATTTAACGTTTTCTGAATTAAACATTTCCATATATCGTGGAAGTGAATTGTGTAAAGGATCAGAAAAGGAATTTAATGTCGTAAAATGATAATTATATTTTTCGTCCTCACACATTGTAGCATAGTTCCTGCCTTCATTATCAATAGTGTGAAGAGCCTTTAGCTTTGAGTTAACTCGATCAAAACTTTCTACGATATCTCGTAAATCTCTAATCATTACAATATGTTTGGAATCTGGAAAAAGATGATGTATTCGTGTCCACTCACGCGACTTCGAAATAACTATAGGTTTTTTTGTAAGACCTGCGTACCAACCAATAGTAGCACCCATTGCCATTCCGTAAACAGCTTCATCTGCTTGCTTAGCAGACATAGCCTGAAACTTTTCTTTAGTCCTAGACTTCTGCAAAATATTAGAGTCTAGGATTTCTGGAAACGGATCAGTTGTTGTTGTAAAGATATTAGGATTTTGTTGAAGTATATTCATCAAAACTGTAGAACCAGTTCTGGGAAGTCCACTACAAAAATGCAATTGTTTCATTATAAATCTCAAAAGGTAATTGTATAGTATTATATATTAGACTACAGCAGTTGCATGACTTTGCGGTGTATTATATAAATCAGCAACATCAGTTGCATTACCATCTGCAGCAAAGGGAAACTTTTGAATTGTATTACTATAATCGCCACCTCCCGGTTGATATCCACCCGCTATATAGCCTTCAGCTGTAGTGCTTACGCCAGCACCTAAAGCCATAGTAGCTAAGAGATCTCCTACATCTGATGCATTACCATCAGATGTAAATGAAATTTTTTGTATTTTATTAATATAAGAGGGCCCGCTTTCTCCTCCAGCTGTATAACCAGCAGTTGTTGATTGAATACCGCCGGCTGTTCTACGCGTAGCTTCTGATAAATCACCTACAACCGATGCATTTGCTGCTGTTGCAAACGCAAATTTGTCGATGTTATTAGACGTTATGAGCGATGGCCCTGATGAACCACCTGAGGTATAACCGTGTATAGAAGAAGATGAACCGCCCGCACCTTGTCTTCCTGAGCTTAAATCACCTCTATCAGTTGCATTGCCGTCCGAAGCAAATGAAAACTTATTAATTTCATTCTTTGCATCCTCGCCTCCCATTGTGTAACCATCTGTTAATGACATAGTTGAGGCACCCCGCTTATTTGAATAGGTAAGATCACCAACGTCAGTCGCATTTCCATCAGTTGCAAAATCAAATTTATCAATAGGATATCCTGCGTCTGAGCCACCAGCTGCATAACCATGAGTAGCAGATGATGCGCCACCAATCCCCCATCTTGCGACTGTTAAATCACCTGCGTCAGTGCCATTCGCACCACTTGTAAGTGAAAATTTTCCTATTTCATTTGTTGTAGCTCCATCGTACCCACCCATTACATATCCAAATGCAGCACCTTGACCAGCAGTTCTACTACTACCACCGCCACCAGATCCAGTAATAGAAGACCATGAACCACCAGCAGAATCGAGAACATACAAGAAGTTATCACTAGCAGACATAAGTACATTACCTACATTCGCTGCATCAACTGGCATTGCGCCTGAGCTATCGTAAGTGTTTGCAATCGTGTTAGCTGCTCGGGCTGCTTTAATAATTTTTAATAGTTCATCTGTAGATGTAGAACTATTAGCAGCAGCAATCTTGGCTTCAACGTCTGCAATAAGATTTGTTAAACTAATTGTCATGTCCTATATCCTTACACAAAATTGTTCGCGTGGCCATAGCTGGCTGTAACCAAGTCGCCGACATCTGTAGCGTTTCCATTCGATGAAAATGGAAATTTTTGAATTACGTTCGATGTCCCACTCGGCGCCGGGTAGCCCCCGTGATCGTAACCAGATGCGGCGCTTTGATTACCCGAAGAATGACTTTTATATCTACCTGCATCTAAATCACCCACATCCGTTGTATCTCCGTCTGACGAAAATGGAAATTTTTGAATTACGTTTATATATGTCCACGGTGGCCCGACTTGCCCGCCTGCATGATAGCCATCTGTTTCAGAAGAGGTGCCGGCACCTCTGAAAACCGATTGTAATAGATGACCAGACTCTGTTACGGCCTCGCTAGCAAATGGAAACTTTTGTATTGCATTTCCTCCTAAAGAACCCGGAAATGGATATCCACCCATTGCATATCCAGCTGTGCCAGAAGATGCTCCAGTCATATTATATGAGGTTCCAGCTAGCGTCGGAGTCTCTGCTGAAAAGGTGTCTGCAGTGTATGCATACTTTGTAATCTCGGTTCCGTTACCTGCTAACCAGCCATAGTCTGCTGAATGTAGTGAAGCCGTGCCGGAGCGATTAGCTGTTACAGCAGAAGTCGATGAAGAAGCTTCTGATGCAAAAAGCATTTTTTCAGAAGTAAGTTGACCTGTTGAATTGCCGGATGAAATTCTATATCCAGCATCTGAACTAGATAACCCAGCCGGCTGTTTCCGTGAGGATATCATATCACCAACATCAGTAGCATTACCATCTGAAACAAAGGAATATCTTTCTATTCGATTACTTGGCGGCATTGAGCCTGCAGCATAACCATAAGAAGAACCTAACATCGTGAAGCTACTGCCACCACCAGACGGTGTGCTTGTAGTAGATTCCCATCTACGACCATTGTTCATCTTAATAGAGCCAGTACTTGTAATGAATGCAAGTCGTTCTTCTGAAGATGTGGCAGTAGGTAACAATCCATCACTATCGTAGTGACGAACCATTGGTGTATGAGCTAACTGTGCCGCTTTGACCATATTGTTCAAGTCATCTAAAGATGTTGAACTGTCAGCACTATGAACTTTTGCTCTAAGAAGCTCTAATACACTTTTAATATCTGTAGCTGCCATTGTTTTATATCCTTAAACTTGAAACCCTTTAGTATAAAAACCACCGGTAATTAAAGTGTCATTGGTATTAGTTGAATTAGCATCACTGGCAAATGGGAATGATTGAATAACAGTTTTATAATTGTGGTAAGGTGTACCATAACCGCCTAATATGTATCCTGCTGCTGTTTCAGCTGCACCTCCTCCTCTATGCCACCCAGATAAAAGATCTCCGACATCTGTTGCATTACCATCTGACGCAAACGGAAACTTATCAATAACGTTTGATGCGCTCGGAGTTTTTCCTCCTGCAGTATATCCGTGTGTTGTGCTATTTATTCCTACTTGCCTATACCGGCCTACCGTCAAATCTCCTACATCAGTGGTGTCTCCCTCTGATGCAAACGGAAATTTTTCAATCATATTACTTGGTTGAAAACCTCCGCTGACAGGGTATACACTACCAGCATTAATATAGCCGTGAGTAGTACTACTATTACCAGACGATGCAAAATAATTTGTATAATTACTGGCTGTAAAGGTACCACCACCCGATAGAGATATAGAGGAGCTAAAAGAATATTTGTAATATGCTGATCCAGGTGATGTTGGAAAATCATATGTCTTTCCAATATAGCCATGATCAGCTGTTTGAACATTACCGTTAACGCCGTCATATGTTTGAACTGTAAGAGTACCTACATCTGTAGCATCACCGTCACTAGCAAAAGGAAATCTGTCGATACGTGTTTTAGCGTCAGCCTGTGGCCCATTAGGATTAAAACCTCCTAAGGCATAACCATAGTCTGAAGCACTAGCCTGTCCAGCAAACATGGTCCTTGCTACGGTTAGATCTCCAGCATCTGTAGCATTACTACCACCAGCAAATGCATACTTATCGATAGCAGCATTATGACCTGGGAAAGACGGATGACCAGCATTAGATGCTGAATAGGCATATGTACTACCTTGTAGAGAAAAGCTCGAACCAGTATCTTCAACAACAGTCGCAGCCCCAGCAGAGTCAGCGCTATCAGATGCAGTAGTTAACATACTCCAATCTGTACCAGTACCAAAATAGAATGTACCAGCCGAGTCAGTATAACCTGTCGATCTAACAAATGCAATTGTACCTGTATTAGAAGAATCAGCAAGAGGTAAAGCATTCTTTGATGAAGCGGTAATCACGCCACCATGTGCATTTACATTATTAATCGACTCAATAATCTTTACTAATTCACTTGTAGGTGAAGAACTACCAAAGGATGAAATCTTAGCATTAATAGCATCTGAAATTTTCTGAAGATTAATTGACATGATTTATCCTTTAAAATACTAGATTAATATATGCAAACTGATCGCTATCGGCATTGGTTCTCGCCGGCGCCATATCGATACTAACTTTATCTTCTTTATTGTTCATAGGAATAGTAATGATGTCAGCAGGAGCTGGTGTATACTTTAAGTGACCAGATGCGCCTTGTGCAATAAAACTAACCGACTTAACAATCTTGCCTGCAGCATGATTAACTGTAATAGTACTTGTCCCGCTTGAATCAAATGACCAACCTGTTGGAGCTTGTGTAATATCTGATACGCCAAATACGCCACCGGTATAATCTACTCTAAACTTATATGCATTACCATCAGAGGACCAAGATGCAAGACCATCACCATTACTTTTGATTAAATCACCGACATCACCAGGTGCACCAATTAAATCAGAAAAATCAAATGTTTGTAATTTTTCAGCGGCGATAGATGTTACAGCTGCAGAATCAACACCAGCACTAATACCGCTCGATGACAATGATCCTCCAACAAGCGATGCTGATAGTGCATCTGCTATATCTCTTCCTCTACTCATTTGAATATCCTTTATTTACTAATGCTATTTATATCAATTTTGATCCGGATCAATATCAGGCTGTGGTTCTTTTTTAATTTGTTTATTAATTTCTTCAATATCTTCATCAGAAAACATCAGCACGTGCTTTTGTACCCATTCTTTAGAGAAGTATTCACCAACATAATTACTAATTTGATCTAAAGTTTGAACCTTTTCTCTTAATATCTCGGCGTCTTTTAATTCTGTAAAGTGATTATCTCTAGCATAATCTAATACAATATCACTTTTCCACTGATTCCAATCTTCTTCAGTGATAACACCTTTAAGAATAAGCTGCTTCTGCAAAATATCTAAAAATACATGAGAAAATCTTTTACGAAGTCTATCAATAAACTTCTGAAACTTTAATTCATCTCTTGAAACTTCAGTAGATCTACCAAGACTAAACTGAGCTTCTTGCTCCAATCTATTAAGAGGTACATTAAGAGACTTATAAAGTCTTTTTTGAAAATATAAAATGTCATCAATTTGACCTAGATTTTCACCACCAGGTAATGTTGAAATTTCGGTACCTCTACCGCCTTCTCTGCGCGGTAACCAGAAATCTTCAAGTAATGACATATGTTTACGATCATCTCTGATCTCGCCAGTTTGAGCATCATATACTAATTTATTTCTGTAGCGAGCCATGATTTGTTTCATGTACTCTTCAGACTTACCTTTAGGTAAGTTACCCACATCAATATAAAATATTCTTCTTTCAGGTGCACGTGCCAAACGATAGATAACAAGACTATCTTCCATCATTCTTAATTGATTTAATGGCTTTAGTGCTTTATGTAAATATGATAGAATTTTTTTACGTGTTTCATCAAGTAAACCTGATGTTGTATACTGTACAGAGTCAGCTGTCAGTTTAACACCTGAGTTTTGTTGTCCCGGTTTTTCTTGGTAAATATAATATTCGTCAACTTTTTCAATTAGATTGACACCGGTAACCGGATCTTTTTTCTTTCTTACTTGCTTTACTTTACGCATTTTAGCAGAATCGATTGGTCTAATTTCCAAGATTCCAGCTTTTAATTGCGATTCATTAACCACAAGATGATGATAAATTCTACCATCAACATACCATCTTCTAAAAATGTCATGACCTAACTCATTAAAGTTAAGCATACCATAAATATTATCAAATTCTTCTGTAACTGTTTTCTTTACGTTATCTGGAATGTCAATATCGTCTAAATTAATCGTAATAGATTTTGATTTTTCCCCGCCAACAACAGCCTCATTTACGATATCTTCGATTGCCATGTCTACTTCAGGGTGGTGAGAAACACCACGATACTTCATAATTAATTGATAATTATCTTTAGAGTCATCACCGTCTAAATTAATATATTGTCCATAATGTGAACCAGATGCGGTTACATAACCAGCACCATCATCATCACGTGCAGGAACAATAGAAGGTTTTTTCTTCGAATCTTCTTGCTCAGCTCTTTTGATTTCAAAACCAAAGAGCTTTACACTTCTATCATTTTCAGCCATACTTATCTCCAAATTTAGTGGAGGCAGATAGCCCGCCTCCACTTATTATTTATCTTAGCTTGTAGTAAGCGGATTCTCAGAATCAAAGTACTGATACTGGAACGTTGTAGTGAATCTTTCGATATCATCTGTCGTCGCATAATTCACTTCGATAGGTGAAAGATCTGTAGGGAATGCACCTCTAAAGGTGTATTGCTTTACTGATTCACCAGCTCTGTCAAGCTGTTCAATTTTTAGATCTGCTTCATACGCAATTGGTGAAGCTAATCCAGTATTGGCTGAATGTGCATTCATACCATTCATCCATCTTTCCATTGAATTGCGTACTGCAAAGTCTGTGTCATTAATGATAGTGACTGTCCATTCTGCGAATGTACGATCACCAGCCATTTTCAGCTGACGTCCACGGAAAGGTACAACTATTGTACCCATTGTAGAGCCAGGAAGCTGGGCTGCTTCACACAAGAAAGATGTTAATTCTGGATCACCACCTGCATAAGCTGGAAAGTTAATAGTGGCTTTAAATAGATTAGGTCTAGCACCACCACCTCTCAGCTTTGATTTGAAGTCATCAACTCCTAATACTGCCATTTTTTTCTCCTATGTTAAACTGTGCCAACGACTTCTTCAAAGTCGACGCCAGTTCTAACTGCCACAAAGTTCAGAGTGACATAGTTGATGGAACGAGCAGGCTTGATGAAGATGCTTGCGATAAACTCATTACGATCAATGACTTCGGCTGTGTTGTTTGTTTCATCAGCAACAACCTTAAAGTCTGTGATACCACGTCTACCTTTAATCTCTCTCAATACAGGCTCAATAATGTTTACAAATTCTGCTCTAGTGAACTCATCATTGAATTCGAACAAGACTTGCTCTGCTGCTCTACCAATTGCCCTTTCAAGTACAAGGAACAATCTACGAACGTTAATACGATCGAAAGCAGAAGGTCTATTTAGTTTGGTTTTATCTCCGAAGAGGATAACCCCTTGACCAGGAATATTAGCAATTGGATTAACACTAGCTTTATAGAGAGTATCTCTTTGAGCCTTTGTTGGTGTCCAACTAATTGCCGTAATTCCTAGATACTGACCACGTCTAGAACCTGCTGGTGAGAACCATGGTGCTCTATTAATGTCAGTTGCAGCCATCAAGCCTGCAGTAGAAGATGCAGCAGGAATATGAATATATTGATCGTTATATTTATCATAAACCTTTAGATAATTACCATCCATAATTAAATAAGATGAATTGGTAAACGTATTAGCAGTAGCAACAACATTAGTTGTAATTGATGTCGGATTTGTAAGATTTATTACATCATCACGCGCAGGTGAAGTAACAACCACACAATCTTTACGAGTTGATTGTGCAGTACTGATCAAGTCATTAACAATAGTAGTTTGATCAGTTGTTGTACCCATACCAGGTGCAATCAAGAAATCAACTTCTACAATATCTTTGTCTTCGAAAAGATCATGACCTGTAGCATATTCGGCAGTACCTAATGCAGCAGAGTTTACACCTTGCGTAAAGGTATAATCTGTAGCAGCATTTAACGTGTTAAAGTCTTTGCCACTAGTAGCAGCTGTTCCGCCTAAGCTATAATCAGAATCGAAGTTAACCATCCATGCGTATGAAGAGCGCTCATTAATTGCGTCTTTTACATAGTTAACTGTACCATCTGCATTTTTAGCATCTGAGGCTTGTGATAAGAATGGGAATGTTTCTAAAACTGTATTAGCAGTTCCAGTTAATTCTCCATTGGCATCTACGATTGCTACATGTACTTCATCGTCTGTTGCGCTTTTACCAGTTGCATATGCACTAGTACCAGGTGCAGCGTCGAATGATGACTTATATGTCCAAGCATCAAACGCTGAGTCGTTTGCTGGACACATAGAGATTTTTAAGCTATTACCCAAAACACCTGGATATTTAGCTACGAAAGTGTGGGCATCTGAATCTAATGCGGAAAGTTGTGCATCAAAATCATCAGCGTTTTTGACAAGCTCAGCAGGTGGAGTATCTGAAGCTGTTTGACCTGTAGTCGAGACAGCATTCTTAGCAGCAGAAGTAACTTCTCTTACCACTTGCATTGAGCTAGAATAGCGCAGAAAATATGATGCGCTATGAAAATCGATTGTGTTGACAGTGTCTGGTGAAGCAAAAGTATCTACCAATTGCGCTTCATTTGCAATTGATACTCTTTGCTCTACTGGACCCCAACGAAAATTACCTACGATGGCGCCTGTAGTTGACTGGACATTTGGCACGCCACCAGTCAGATCTATTTCTTTGACGACAACCGCAGGAGATTCGGACGGTGTAAAGAGTGCCATACTTTTTTCCTTTTTCGGTTACTAATTATAAGTATCATGATACGGTTGTTCACATATGCTATTATTTATAATAGTATGAAATTAGAAGTTTTCATTTGTATATTCTATTGCCCAAGGATTATCTTCTTTTTCTAAATTTTGTATATGATCACTAGCATCATCAATAAATCCGAACGGAACTACATCATCCTCAATTTCTTTCATCCTCTGATTAAATAGCATATCTTTCAAATTAATATCTGTCATATCACCAAAGTATTGAGTAGATGAAAAGTAGCCAAACATTACTAAATTCATCATTAAGTCATCATGATTTCCATCAGAAGCTTCATACGACTGACCCTTAGCAACAAAGGTAGATATTTCTAATATAGTTTCTTCGTCAACAATATCTAATTTATTATTTTCTAGAATATCTTTTATTGAAGAGCAGCCAAGTCTTTTAGTTTTACGCGTAATTTCAATACCAATTCTATTTGCTTTTACTGTAGATTCTAAGTGTAAGTTTTCATATTCTAAATCGTGATAAAGACCATTACATACAACCGTACCTTGATCATTCGATTCTATAACCACATAAGCATTATTGTAGACTTTCGCATACTTATATATAATATTGGGGAAGAGTAAAGGAGAGATAGTGTTATTGCGATATACAGCAACCTGTGCAAATGGGCGAACGCTAATATCGATCAAATTAAAAGTAGAATAATCCTGACCTCTTCCCTTACTTACATCAACAGTCATAATATAATCATGATCTTTTACTACTTTACTGTATACTAAAAGATCTCCAGACTCTAAAGCTTCAATATATGGTTTTGCTCTAAAGCTCATAAGAGTTTCTGCGTTGATAAGAGTATCACCAGTACCAAAAAATGTATTACCAAACTCTTGATCAAATTGTAATTGAGAGGTATTACCTATTGTTTGTTTTTTCCATTCATCATCGCGACCTGGTACATCCCACCAATCTACTCTAAACGGATAAAATTCGTTAGTGCTTTGACTTGCTCCTTCCCATATTTTATAGAAAGTATTACCAATGCCATTCGCTGTTGAGGTAACGATAATTTTTGTATCTTTACCAGCAGATACAACAGGGTACGTGGAGGTATAGAATTCATTAGCTCTCTCCACAAATGCGAACTCGTCTAGGTAAAGTAAGTTTACTGAAAGACCACGAATAGAACTACCGCTAGTAGCTGCAGCGATGATCCTACTGTTATTGCTAAACTCAAGTGATCCTTTATTAAGCGCCTTACAGCCCGGTTGTAAAAAGAACGGAATGTTTTCCAACATAAGCGTGATACGAGATAACATTTCCCGAGCAGTTGCCCCTTTGTTAGCAAGAACCGCAACCGTTTTTTCCGAATGGAAGAGCGCATACCAGAGAAGATATGCACACGCCGATATTGATTTGCCCGATTGTCGACATGCCAATACAATGTTAAACCTATGCTCATTAAAGTGCCTAAACATTTTCTTTTGATAAGGATATAGTTTAAATGGAACTAACCCTTCATCAAGTGATATAACTTTACAATATTTTTCAGCAAAGTGTATAGGATCTTTACTACACTTTCTGTATTCTTTTATTAGCTCTTTAGTCCATCCTTGTTGAACACCATCGCGCTTAACATTCGGATTTCCTAAATAAGATTCAGCTTGATTCAGGAGTGACATCGATTATATCGTCTTCATCATCATTAAGCATTTTTTGCAACTCGGCCGTAGAACCTATAAAAACATTATTATTTGTGGTTGAACCTGCAATTTGTGCCGGCTCTTTATCTGTTGTAATGTCTTTATTTTTCTTATTGAGATCCATTAGCTTATCATTAACATCAGATATATTTTTAATCATACCTGATAAGACTTCATATGCTCTTGGATGCTCTGAAGCTCGAGCGACTTCGATCATATCTTCTAAGGATTCACGACCTTTTTCAATTAACTCATAATAAGTATCACGGGAATACTCATAATCGTTTTTGATTTTATCATTTTTTTCCATCAATCTGTACCAATTCACGGTTTTTCAAGTGTTGCTCAGCTATGTCATCTTTTGATTGACCATAGTAGTTAACTGCATGATGCTTTTCAATCATATATTGGTTAATAGACCTATCGGCATAGTTAGTAGTTCTCCAAAGTTCACCTAAAATCCTACCAAATTTGCCTTCAGCATCCTTATGAGTCTTAAGAATAATACCACCTTCATCATCTAATAAGCCTGTTAGAAAATCTTTAGCCGCTAATCCATATTTTTTTTCTTCGAGATCTCTAGTGCGTGATTCTGGAGTATCAATCCCAAATAAACGAACTCTTTCTTTATGTAACCATACACCGAATCCTAAATCAATATCAACATCAACTGTATCGCCATCAACAATGTGCACTACTTTACATCTATATTCATACATATTATTTACCTTTATGCGCTATCGAAGCTTAAATCAATAGCTGTTGTAAATCCAAAATCACTATCTGATAGCCCGATTACATTACTAGGATTAGGAGTAACTGTAATCTTTTCTAATTTTGTATCAGTAGTATCTAAGTCTGCTGTTTGTAGAAATACATCTGCAATACCGGTTCTGATAATATCCTTTGTATTTATTGGTCCATAGAATGACACTTTCATTTCAAAATCTAATGTGTAAATAATAGTGCGTCTTTGCTCTAAAGATCCTTCAAAGTCATCTGTAAATCCTACGCCTTGAATAACAACAGGAATATCTTCCTTAAATGTAGGATATTCAGTATTAAAAGGTTTAATTGTTATTGTGTATTGTGGATTAAATGTAGGTAAAATTTGTTCTACAATTTGCAAAGCATCATCTTGTGTTTTAGCATATACGTTTAGCTGAAAATTAATTGTATAAGGAACAGGAGAATAAAACTTTTGTCTATTCTCTACTGCAGAACCTATAGTATTAAAGTTAGAAACTTTAGTTAATTGCCTTGTTTGATCATATACTAATGACGTCATTTCGAATGACATACGTGGCAACTTAACAGCAACCTGAGTATTATTATCTAAGTCTGGATTTTCTGCTAATCTTTCTAGAAATTTAGATTTGGGTGCATATGACAAAGGCACTTTAACTTGGCTAATTACACCACCACTAGCATTTTTACGTATCACATATAAGTTATTAAAAAGCGCACCAAAAATAGATACACTCTTTCTAATCTTCTCGTGATAGAAATGCGTTCCAAACATTAGCGTTTCTCTATAATTTTCTTCATTGTCTTTGTTGCAGTTTCAGTAAACATGCATGGCACAACAGCATGAATAATTAAAACTGGTACTAATAACTGTAAAGTAACAGCAACTCCTACGGCATGTGTTAAGTGTTGTAATCCGCTTTCGTTAACACTATTTAGATGCTCTTTGCATTTACGACTAAACATTAGCTAGGATCTCCAAAGGGATTGTTTTCGGTAAAGTCTAAGAAGCCAGCTGCGTCTGACTGGAAATCATCGTTTTGTTCATTATTAGAAATCTTATTATCTTCTGTTATTGCTGTAACAGTATAACTAGAATCATTTACTAATAAAGGCTGAGATGTAATAAAGTTATGATACAATCCGTCATTTGCACCAACATGAATAAGGTGTAACTTATTATCGGAGTCTGACCACTTAGCAACCTCTCCGCTCATAATTGTACCATCAGTAAATGTTTGCGTAGCTGTTTGTCCAATCTCGATTACACCATTTGCTCCAAGAGTTAGTATGTATGTATAAGCATATTTAGTTTCTATTTCATCAATTACTTCGATACCTGTATCTAAATCTTCGTCATTATATTCAAATAACTGAGCTCTTAATTTATATACTGGCAAATTAGATAGCTGATAGAATGGCTGCTCGTGCTCAACATGTAAGATCTCAAACATTTTATTTGTCATGGGAAGATATAATAGATCACCTTCACGTGGTCTTTCAGATTCAATCTCATTATCATACTGGCCAATAGTCATATTCCATCTACGACGAGATACAATAAACGTAGCTTCGTCTCTAATCTCTACACCAAATCGAGTAAAGAGATCTCCTTCACCGTCAAATCCTTCGACGTTCTCGATATACATTTCAATCTTATATGAAGAATTAAAGCGAGATGGTACATCTTCACCAAGAATCGGATCTTTATTTACAATATCCCGCGGAAGATAATAGAGATCTTGTCCATAGATCTTAAGCGATTCTATGACTATGTCGTCGTAAAGATTTTGTTCTGATCTAACTTTATCAGAAAAATAAACATTTCTCATATTAACCTACAAAGAAGTCAGCCGGCATTTCGTGTTCAAGTCTGATAGTTTCTCTCAGTCTTTCAATTTCTCCGGTTGCATCATCGTAGATTTGTCGTCCATTAAGGATCACACCACCTGGAAGTTGCATACCTTCGAATTTAATTAAGTTTGCACCCCATTGTTGTTTAATTAGTGCAGTAGTATATTCTTTTAGCCATATATCATTATATATTGAAGTATGTGTATTCGGATCAATAATCTTATAAACTTCTGCAACTATATAATCGCCTTCTAAAATATCTTTATCTTGAAAATCGCCAAAGACGTAGAGTCTATTTTGTTTTCTAGAAAACTGAATTTGCGGCGTACCATTCAATTTCATATCTAGCATACCAAGATATTGTTGCATCTGATCGTAATACGCTAAATCACCTGCAAAGTTTTGTAAGTCAGCAACATCATTTAGCATCATCTGATATTTGATATCAAAGAAATTTCTAGACATTGAGAAGTTACTTGCAATTGGAAACATCTTAGATACAAACGTAATATCAGACGCTAATGGAATATATTCATTAGTTACATCATCAGCTGTCACTAGATGCTTAAGATATGTTCTAAGAGTAGATTCGGAATGATACTCTTGATAGTACTGAAGAGCCTCATCGAGTCTATCTTCTAATTGATCCTCATCAACATTAATCTCGATGACTGGATCACCAAGACGTCGTTTACAGTATTCAATTAAAGAATCTCTTGAATTTGGATTTGCCATTAACCTTCTAACTCACTTGTTGGAGGTGTAAAAGTATCTGTATATCTTGCAAGACCTGGAGTAAATCTAGCGTCTTCGATATATCCCTGGAACGCATATTGGCCAGAAGCATTCGCCCCAATACTAAGAGTATTATCTCCTCCAGTAAGAGTTCCTAACCCTGTTCGTGTTCCTGCTAATGCGCCATTAACGTACAATTTCGCAGTAGATCCATCCTTAACCAAAGCAAGATGTGACCAAGCATTTAATGCTAGCTGAGTACTCGTCGTAGTATCGCGATATTGACCATCATGGAAAATCAATCTAGCATATCTGTTTGAATTATTTGAGAGTAATATCCCCCAACTTTGTGGACTAGTCCATTGGCCAAATATAATTGGTTGGGATGGAGAAGCAGTAGGATATACCCAACATTCCGCTGTGAAAACGTCAGTATTAGCGAATATTGTATTATCCTCTACAGTTGCATAGTCACCAGATCCATCAACATGTATTGACGAAGAAGCGTTTTTAGTTTGAGCGGTAGATGATTGGGTATTACCGTATAATTTTATACTATTAGATAACCCAGCGGCATTATAAATGCTAGGAGATGCTGTAAGCAGCATTCCCGTATTTGTAATTGCAGTTAACGGCTCAGTAGGTGGTGTAAATGCTGATGTATAGACAGCTGTACCATTAACAATTCTAAAATCTTTAATATATCCTGATAAGTCTCTTCCATAAGTAGGATCTCTACCAATATACACATCAGCTGCAGAGTTTGCAACTGTAAGAGAAGATGTTACACTAACCTCTAATGCTCCATTGACATATAAATTCCAAGAGGTTCCATTTCTAACTATAGCAATATGAGTCCAGCTATTACTTGAAACCCCAACGTCACTAGTAGTAATCATCATCGGCGCATTTGTAGCATGATCAGCAAAATACACAGCTATATCACCTGTGTTGTTGTGATTCATCATAATAACATATTGACCAGTAGCTCCACCGGTGATTGCACCTTTGGTTGCAAGTGTTGCATATTGATCAGTGTCATTGCCATAATACCAGAATTCAATTGTAAAATTACTAGATCCAAATTCTAAACTAGCAGCATCAGAAATTTGAAGGTAATCACCACTGCCATCAAAATATACAGAAGAGCCGTGATTAGCTGTATTGTATGCATAGTCATACGGACCAAATCTTTCAGTACATGCATCTCCGTTTGACGTAATAGTATAATTGCTAGTTGATCCGTCACCTATATATGGTAAATGACACGCTAATAATTTTGTATTTGTAACGGCAGTTAATGTTGAATCCGGTGGTGTAAATGTGGTGGTATAAACCGCAGTACTAGTAATCCTGAGATCTCTTACATACATATCGCCAGTTCTACCAGCATCATAAAATATTCTACCAATATAAGCAGTAGAGTGCGATGTGCCGCTAGGATAAGATCCTGATGCCGTACCGTCTGCAGCTCCATTTATGTATAGTGTCCAAGTACCACTATTCAAAACTAAAGCAACATGTGTCCATTCTTGTAATGGTACAGTACCGGTACTTATTGGACAACCACTAGTATTACTATAACCTCCATTAACCATGGCCCGCAAAGTTCTGTTGCTTTGGATCTCAAGAGATATAATGTTACTACCGCTAGTTGAACCCGCGGTTCCTTGAGAATAAATTGCAGTGCCACTACTTGACGGTGCGGAATTTAAATATACCCACGCTTCAATTGTCGCGGCCGCGCCTGATCTACCTATTGCTTGCAAATCTCCGGAAGTTGTTAATTGTAAACTGTCACCGGTACCATCAAAATAAGCACTATATCCACCAGGATGGTATGGTGTAAATGCTGTTGAGTGCGCATCTCCTACCGTTGTAATAGTATGACTGTTTGTTGAGCCATCAGTAAATGTAGTGTTTGTGCCAGCATTACCAGTCGCTTTTGCTAGGACAGCAGTATAAGCCGAGTTCTCAATCGCAGCTGTAGCAAATGTTAGTGTAAATTGAGAAATTGCGGATACAAGGTTAACACCGTCCGATGCCTTAAATGTTAGATTGCCTGACTCAGCGGTAGCGGAATCCTCGGAACGCGGAGTAATTGTAAACACTGAAGAATCATTTGATACTGTAGCAAGACCATCAAAATTCGAATCTGTTGTAGTAGTATACGTGATATCTAATCCTTCTGGATCAGCAGCTACCAATGTGATTGTTGTAGTAGAACCGTCGGTAGCTAATTCATATGTGCCATCTGGTGAACTACTAAACGATGGGCTAGTATTAATAAGAGCAATGTTATACCAACCACTACCATTCCAAATATACAAACGATTATTGCTAGAGACAAAGGCTTGGTCTCCAGCTTCATTACCAGATGTAGGTAAGTTTGCAGGTGTAGAATATGTGGTTACAGAACCGCCAACTCCGGCTGCATCTGCTACTGCTTGTTTAACGCTTGAATAAGTTGCCATATTATCTCTCTATTAATACCCAGCCTTGAGTTGAATTGTAATAAGCTAATCCGATAGCTGCTCTGTTGACATCTAATACTAGGTTGTCTGCTGCTCCATTAATATTATTACCATTTCTATTTATAGTAATATTATTAGTCGCAGCATTACCCGTGGCATCGATAACTCTCACTTCATTACCCATATTTGGAGATGCTGGAAGTGTTACAGTTGCTGTGCCACCCGATACATCGATAAAGAGTTTATCACCGGCAGTAGCTGTATAGTTGCCAGATTTTTCTGTCCATGTCTTAGGTCCAGATTTAACTGTAACAATCATGACTTCATCGTTAGCAGCTGCACCAGAAGCTAATGTTACAGTAGTTCCATTAGTTGCAGTATAATCTGTAGTTGGAATCAATAAGATACCATTTAAGTATACCATTATTGAATTAGCAGTATAACTTAAAGTAGCAGAATTATTATCACTTCCACTAAATGCCGTTTGATTAGCTGTTGCCGTATAGACATATGTTGTATCGATACCATCAGATGTTGTAGCTGCGCCACTACCGGCAGTAAAGCCAAGATTTGTAACAAATGCGGCATCAACATCAGCAGTAATAATCGAACTTACTGTAGCCGAATCTGTTCCACCACCACTTGACTGCGCTACCCAAGCATAATCTGATCCGTTCCACGAAAGAACTTCATTAGAAGATGCTGAGCTTTGATTTAAGTGAGTGTCTACATCAGAGTTAGCATAACTTGTAATACCTAATCCGTTTACAAACGATGCATCTACATCAGCAGTAATAATAGAACTAATGCCAGCTGAATCGATTACTGACGGAATGTCGCTGTTGTTTGCTAACTTGATCCAGTTACCACCATGTGCGAAGTAACCAGCACCAGTAGCATGCACGTGAGCAAACATACCGTGATAAGAAGAAGCAGACGGTAAGTCGCTTTCGGCTGAATATACATTACCGAAGAGGACTTTATTTCCACCCATATCCAGATCAGAACCAGTTATGGTTGCAATCGCTTGAGCAGAGTCTAGCTTACCTGCTATTTGATTAGTAACAGTTGTACTGAAGTTCGCATCATCACCTAATGCAGCTGCTAACTCATTTAATGTATCAAGAGCACCAGGCGCCGCATCGATGACATCGTTGACTGCATTAGTTACATATGTTTGAGTAGCATATGTTGAAAGATCAGAAGATGTTAAGTATGTACCAAGATCTGAAATTTGTGACTCGGTGATACTTAATGCTGCTTGATGCTGAGTAACTGCGCTTTGTGGTACATTTGCATCTGGAATATTAGCCCAAGTAACTGCGCTTGACAGGTCATTTGTTTCTGTGAAGCTAGTTAAGTATCCAGCACCATTGGTTAACTGATTATTGTTTGTAGGAATGGTAGGTGTATTTGTAAAGTTTGTATAATCGAGGTGATAAGCTGAGTTCTGTCCACCAAGAGTATCGGCATCAATCGTTAACGCGTTAATAAATGACGCATCTACATCAGCCGTAATGATTGAACTAATACCAGCAGAATCGATTGTGCTTGCTGTTACAGTGTCATATGTAATAGCGTGTAAGATATCTCCAACGTCTGCGGCTGTGCCAAGTACAACACTTGTTCCGTTTGTAGCAGTAAAGTCAGCAGCATCAAGTAAAATACCATTTAGATATACATTCAGCTTACCGACGGTATAATTTACAGAAAACGTTGTTTGATTTGCAGTTGCAGTAAATGAAGTGGTATTAACAGTAGTGGCGCCAGCAGTAACTGTAGATTGTCTTGCTTG